AGAAGATTGGGATGAAAATGATGGTTGGGAGTATTCTGGAAACTTTGATGCCTTTGTGAAGTTTGCCCAAGAAATCTTTCAAATGGGTTATAATGAAGGTAGTTATGATATGTCCTACTATGAGTGAAATGAAACCCTTTATCTTTATCTTCATCATTCCACTTCTCATCATTACTGGTTATTTCCTTTCTATGGAACTACTGAATACTTACAATACTCAAAAGGACAGAGAGATGTTCTTGAAATCTTATGAGATTGTGATAGAATGTAGGAAGTCTTATAATGTGATTAATTCCGCAACTAACATTTGTGGTGAAGTTCCTGTATTTGTGAGTTCTGTAAAATGACTAAATGCACCTGTTCTTACATTCAAATAGGAACCAAGACCTCCAATAGCAAAAACCTCAATCCAGATTGCCCATTACACGGAACTGATAGTGTGTGGTATAATAGTCCAGAACAAGTCAATAAACGAAAGGATAGGTCTCAACGACTTCGGGAACTTTATGATGCTGCTCGCAAAGCAAGGGAGAATGTGAAATGAAAGTTTATTCACTCTATCACAACGAAACTTATGTTGCTTCCTTTCCAAATAAGGAAGATGCTGTTTTCTATGGTAAGCAATTCTATGAGGATGGATGGTCTTGTAATATTATTGAAGAGTATTTGAGTAAATCTCCACCACTTTATAGCACTCCTTATATTCCACCTGCTTCAAGCACTACTCCTACTATTCATAATGTAGTAAAAGCAGAACCTTATAAAGATGTGAGAGCAAATTGGGAGGAGAAATGACTTACGAAGTTCAAACTTGGGATGATGCAGATAAAACTGTGTATTATGAAACCGTAAAGGATGCTATTGATTATGAGAGTGCTCGTGATATAATTGTAGAGAAGTATCCAAATCGTAAAGTAATTGCTGTAATTAGAAAATGAATTTACTTGAAACACTTGAATACTTTCTCACAGAAACCGCAGCAGATATGGATGGTTTGTCTTGGGAAATCCGTGAGGAAACTAACTTTGAGGACAACAACATAGACCATTTGACTGAATGTTATGATTTCAATAAAGAACTTTATGATAATCTCAAACAAATCAAACTGATGATTGAAGAGAAAGACCCAGTAAAACAAATCCTCAACGACCCTAATGATGAACTGATTGAAAAGTTTGTGGAAAAGAAAAAAGAAGTTAATGATAAACTGATTGAGAATGTGCTAAAATGGTCTGATAAAGTTTTAGATGGTATTGATTTGAATGAAAAACTACCCGATGAAGAAAATGACTGAACCAACAGACACAGAAATCCTTGAATTTCTACTCAATCAATTCAAGATGTGTTCTCCTAAAATGAATGGAGAACACGATTGGGTTTTTATGAATAGTGGATTTCCTATGAGTAGAGCAAAAGGTAAAAGTGCCCGTGATGCTGTGATTGCTGCGATGAGGGCAAGATGACTGAAATTGTTAATCTTGAAGAATGTGTTGATTATGTCGTCAAAGTTGTTCGCAGAGACGATACAACTCTTTATGGTAAAATTAGAAATTCTCCCACCTATCCAGATGATGACCGTCCTTTTGTATTTGATTTGGGAAATGGTGGGGGACTTCGTTATAGTAAATATGGTAGAGTAGTAAAAAAGGCAAACAAACTTGATATTATTTGGATTAAAAAAATAGCAAAGGAAACCTGTGATGACTGAAAGAAAACCTATACAAATCTCTGGTGATATGGTATTATGTTCCGACAATACCTTATGGAAACTTGATGGTAGTTGGTGGGCAAAACTTGCTCCCATTCCTACTGACGAAGAATACGAAGAACAACGAGATGCCAGATTGGAATGGCATAACAAACTTACAGAAGCATTATATGAACGAGGTAGTTGGAGTAAAAAATGACTTATAAATAAAATGTCTATAGACATTTTATTTATAAGTCATTTTTTACTCCAACTACCTCGTTCATATAATGCTTCTGTAAGTTTGTTATGCCATTCCAATCTGGCATCTCGTTGTTCTTCGTATTCTTCGTCAGTAGGAATGGGAGCAAGTTTTGCCCACCAACTACCATCAAGTTTCCATAAGGTATTGTCGGAACATAATACCATATCACCAGAGATTTGTATAGGTTTTCTTTCAGTCATCACAGGTTTCCTTTGCTATTTTTTTAATCCAAATAATATCAAGTTTGTTTGCCTTTTTTACTACTCTACCATATTTACTATAACGAAGTCCCCCACCATTTCCCAAATCAAATACAAAAGGACGGTCATCATCTGGATAGGTGGGAGAATTTCTAATTTTACCATAAAGAGTTGTATCGTCTCTGCGAACAACTTTGACGACATAATCAACACATTCTTCAAGATTAACAATTTCAGTCATCTTGCCCTCATCGCAGCAATCACAGCATCACGGGCACTTTTACCTTTTGCTCTACTCATAGGAAATCCACTATTCATAAAAACCCAATCGTGTTCTCCATTCATTTTAGGAGAACACATCTTGAATTGATTGAGTAGAAATTCAAGGATTTCTGTGTCTGTTGGTTCAGTCATTTTCTTCATCGGGTAGTTTTTCATTCAAATCAATACCATCTAAAACTTTATCAGACCATTTTAGCACATTCTCAATCAGTTTATCATTAACTTCTTTTTTCTTTTCCACAAACTTTTCAATCAGTTCATCATTAGGGTCGTTGAGGATTTGTTTTACTGGGTCTTTCTCTTCAATCATCAGTTTGATTTGTTTGAGATTATCATAAAGTTCTTTATTGAAATCATAACATTCAGTCAAATGGTCTATGTTGTTGTCCTCAAAGTTAGTTTCCTCACGGATTTCCCAAGACAAACCATCCATATCTGCTGCGGTTTCTGTGAGAAAGTATTCAAGTGTTTCAAGTAAATTCATTTTCTAATTACAGCAATTACTTTACGATTTGGATACTTCTCTACAATTATATCACGAGCACTCTCATAATCAATAGCATCCTTTACGGTTTCATAATACACAGTTTTATCTGCATCATCCCAAGTTTGAACTTCGTAAGTCATTTCTCCTCCCAATTTGCTCTCACATCTTTATAAGGTTCTGCTTTTACTACATTATGAATAGTAGGAGTAGTGCTTGAAGCAGGTGGAATATAAGGAGTGCTATAAAGTGGTGGAGATTTACTCAAATACTCTTCAATAATATTACAAGACCATCCATCCTCATAGAATTGCTTACCATAGAAAACAGCATCTTCCTTATTTGGAAAGGAAGCAACATAAGTTTCGTTGTGATAGAGTGAATAAACTTTCATTTCACATTCTCCCTTGCTTTGCGAGCAGCATCATAAAGTTCCCGAAGTCGTTGAGACCTATCCTTTCGTTTATTGACTTGTTCTGGACTATTATACCACACACTATCAGTTCCGTGTAATGGGCAATCTGGATTGAGGTTTTTGCTATTGGAGGTCTTGGTTCCTATTTGAATGTAAGAACAGGTGCATTTAGTCATTTTACAGAACTCACAAATACAGGAACTTCACCACAAATGTTAGTTGCGGAATTAATCACATTATAAGACTTCCTACATTCTATCACAATCTCATAAGATTTCAAGAACATCTCTCTGTCCTTTTGAGTATTGTAAGTATTCAGTAGTTCCATAGAAAGGAAATAACCAGTAATGATGAGAAGTGGAATGATGAAGATAAAGATAAAGGGTTTCATTTCACTCATAGTAGGACATATCATAACTACCTTCATTATAACCCATTTGAAAGATTTCTTGGGCAAACTTCACAAAGGCATCAAAGTTTCCAGAATACTCCCAACCATCATTTTCATCCCAATCTTCT